CAGTACCGCCCTTAGCCATCTTTTCCACCGGCTCGTCGTCCCCGCGACGTACCGCGCGAGGAATCTTCTGGGGGCGAATAGCGCCCATGCCGCGAGATGGCATCATGGCAGTGGCCTAAGTCAGACGAACTTGCAGCGAGGTTTGCCTCTGGATTCGCAGCCGCCGCCACGAACCATGCCGCCCTTAGCCATACTTACCTTGCGTGCCGGTCCAGTCCCGCGCATCGCAATCCCGCCACCCTTGGCATATCCCTTCTTTCCCATAATATCGTGCTGCCTCTTATGCTCTTTGAGTTCATCCAGTTCTTCCTCTGCCGCCAGATCCAGCAAAGTATCCCTACTTACACCGCCTTTTTTCACGTTACCGCCCTCACGAAATTTTTTGCCCTTATCAGCCGTCATGAAGTCCTCGCCTACTGACGTAGGAACACCTACGCGTTTAGCGAACTTCGGGTTATTCGCTACAGCCGCCATAAAACGGTGCTGTTTAGCGCTACTACTCGGCATCGGACTTCTTGCCCTTTTTGCCGAAGATCTTCTGGATAGTATCAGTTTCGTAAATACGAATCCCCGTCCAGACGATAGTAAACAGTGCTGCGATCTCAGGTAGCATATCTGTCAGCGCTCCAACTACTGTGGCGACCGAGAGCGCATCAACAGTATATTTCACGCCGTCCATATATTCTGAACGCATATCAGCAGTTCCACGCCCGCAGGGACTTGTTAATCCGGCTGTTAGGGTCTTTCGCGGTCTTAGCTGAGGTCAGTTTACTCTTCATACCCTCCATACGGGAGCAGAAGGACTTTCGGCGCTTGGCATCTTTTTCTGTTTTAGGGTTCGGCGCGGGGGCCTTCAACCCCGGTTTCCCGGGATTAGCCTTGTTGTAGGAAGCGCGGCCCTTTGCATTAAGGCCGCCCTTCGGGTTTTTCCCTTCGCTACGCTGCCACGCCGGACTCTTAGGCATAGAACACCATCATCGAAGTGACACTGGTCAGGTCTGCATACACCGCATCGCCAAACAGCATCCCCTCGCCGGGGAGCAGCATGTAAAGCGGAGTAGTAGCAGACGCCACGGTATTAACGGTTAGTTTAACAACGCCGCCTGATCCGCCGTCCCGGAGGGCAATACTGCCCGCCGTTCCAGCTGGGATGACATAAATAGCACGGACACGAGTCCGCCCCAGATTAGTCCCGCTAGCAGCCTTCATCTCGCCACTAGCGGTAAGCGTCGTACTAGCCAGAATGTCCGTTTGCATAGACATAGTTGGCTCCTAAAGTCGGATTACGGGTTGTCGCCGTAGGTTCCGTTAGGGTTACGGACAATGTATTCCAGAACCAGCGTACCCCCTCCCGTACCGCCGCCACCGTTTGCATGGGTGAAAGCGATCAGCGCATCGGTCGTTCCGACGTTAGCTACAAGAGCTGCGCCAGCGGCACCGTTACCGCCGAGGGGGATGTATTGCGTACCAATCAAACCGCCACCGGTTGAGCCTGCGCCCGCAGTCGTCCCCGGAGTAATCGCCGAACTGATCTGAGTACCGCCACAGAAAATGGTCAGCGTCGGAGCCGTCGTGAGGTAGAGGGTCGTGATGATGTAGTAGCAGTTGAGCAGGAGCGACCCTGCTGGTACCACGAATGCCGCTGTCTGTGCGGTCGTATCGCCGTAAGCGATGGTCTTGGACTGGGTTACAGTCGTCGCACCGATGTTACGGATCTGCCCTGCCGTAGCATTAGGTTGAGTAAGCGAGGCGAGCGTGTTCTTTACGGTACCGAGTAGCCACGGGCCTAAATGAGTAGCAACAGCCATTTTAGTATTCCCTCATGCACAAGTAGCCATACCATTGGTGCATCATCTTTCTAGGGAGCTGGTATGGCTGTTGTTACCTAGAATAGTTCCAGATATACGCCCGAACGAGTCTGGCGTCAAGAAAAAGGGGGGCCGAAGCCCCCCTTTTCTGCTCTACCTTTATCAGGCAGAACCGGACGAGCCGAAAATACCAAGCGGGTCCGACCAGCCGAAGCTATAACGCTCGCGGCTCTTGTAGCGGACGTTGCCGGTATCGAAGTCCCCGTCCATGCTGTTAGCCAGCGGGGTGCGCACGAAGTGCTTCAGACCGTTAGGCACATCCGTCAGGAGGAACCAGCCATTGGTATCCGTCAGGTAGTGGTTAACGCTGTAGCCACCACTGATTGCACCCATTGCCCGCAGGGCGTTGATGTCGTTGTCGCTGGTGCCGACACGGAGTTCCGTATCCAGCAGGCGCTTAGCAACGAACATCAGAGCCGGGGGGACAATCAGCTTACGCGGCTTAGCAGCGATCAGGAGGCCGCGCTCGTCCGTCCATCCAGCAATCTGGATGATAGCGGCTTCAAGCGAAGTCTCGTTGAGGTCGGACTGCGTAGCAAACGTGTTGCTGTTGGTACCACCAGACACGAGCGGGTGAGCGGAGTTGCACAGCGAAACGCCGTCACCGCCGGTTACGCCAGCCGCGAACGCATTGTTCAGGACCGACGAAGCCTTCACCTGCTTGGTGTACGCCATCGCACGTGCCAGCGCCTTGGTATAACGCTTGCTGAGCGAGTCGTACAGGTTGTCCTCAATCGCTTCTTCCGTGATGGAGAAGCCGAGGGCAATCGTCTCGTGGTTGTAACGAGCGGTCCATGCTTCCTGCGCATTGTCATACGCAATCGCTTGACCTTCAGCCTTGACCGGAGCAGCCGAGAATCCCGACAGCTTGGTCTCTTCCTCGAACGAGCGCTCGGAGGTCTCCTGCTCGTAGATCTCTTTGTGCTCTTCGCCGTAAGAAGCATACTCCAGACCGAACAGAGCGTTCAGGCCGGGGAGCAGCTCTTTCAGCAGTTGGGCGCGTGAAATTGCCATTTGTTACTGCTCCTTATGCTACGTTGTAACGGTGGACGCCAAAGTTCAGTTTGACCAGAACTTCGGGCGATTGCACCAGCACGACCGTGCCAGCAACCTGCGTCGTGATAGCCGTAACAGTCAACGTGGTGTTGCCAGTCGTCGTGACAGTGGACGACGAACTGAGCGTGGCACCCGTGTACTGGAGCTGGCCGCCGACGAGGTTGAACACGTCCGTACCAACCGGAAGCACCTGACCAACAGTCAGTCCGGACACAACAACGTTGGTTGCTGCCGGAGCACCGCCAGACACATACGTGGCAGACGTGTTGATCTGAGTGTCAGGCACCAGACCCAGAACGCGGAAGCCGCCGTTTGCGGTGGTAGCACTCGCGCCGACTACACCCGATACACCGTTGCCGGTAGCGGTGGAGCCAGAGGTCGTTACGGTCGTGCTAGCCAGATTCTGGCCGACGAGCAGCGACGGGCACGAACCAATCGTGGTAGCGCCTGCGGCAGTCGTTACAGCCGCGCGGAAGACCGTGTTCGGGTCATCAGCTACATACGCAACAGCGTCACCTGCTGTAGTGCTGGCGGGCCAGTACTGAGCGAAGACTTTCTGCTTCGTGGTCGGGTTGGTGTACGAGCAGCCAAGGAAAACACCGATAACGGTGTTAGTGGTGTTCACAGCCGACGCCTGCGTGGCTACATAGCCAGCCGAAAGCGTTACCGGGTCACCATAGAACAGATTCACGTTGTAGGCATACTGGATCGGGTACTGACGGGTGGAGCCCGCAAATACCTGTCCGCCGATCAGGTTGACCGGCTTGTAGCCATACGACTTATCAATAGAGGGATAAGACATACGTCACTCCAAATTTAAGTTCGATTCCCGCGTCCGAATGAGACGTTGGACTTACGCTCGTTGAAGAGCGGCATCCGCTCGTCGTTCGTACGCATGAAGTTATTGTCCACGGCATCCATCTGGGCTGCATTTTGGCGAGCGTAGTATTCACTGCGCTGCTGCATCATCCCTTCCGGGGCCTTGCACAGAATCAATCCCCCGTTCTCAAGATTCCCGCTGCTATTAGCGGTCATATTAAGCTCGGGATAGTCGGCTGCCTTCACAGGTTCCCAGCCTTCTCTGAACTTTGCGGACGTATTCATGGGATCTGCTGTTCCCATCAGGGATGTCCGTACCCATCTAAAAACCCAGCCGGATTCCGGCTTAGGGCTCGGGAGGGTTTCCGGCGGACGCCACATCTGAGTACGCTCAGCGGACTGTCTGCTTTCCAACTCGCGACCAAGGCGATTCTCAGCCATTATCGACCTCCAGCTTCAATAGTTCTCTTGCATACGCTTCGTTGGTCAAACCAAGCCTCTTGGCTATCGCAACTTGCGATGGTGTCAGGCGGACCTGACGCGG